GGACTGCGGAACTCCACGGTTTCGCACCCGTCCGGCTGCCACGGCTTCGCCGCCATGTCAGCGACCCGTCCGCAGCAGTTCCAGCCGCCGGAAGCCCCAGGCGACGTCTTCCGCGTCGGCCGTGCGCGGGTACACGTTCAGCGTGAACTGGTCGCCGCCGCCGGATTCGCCGACGATGCTGCGCAGCAGCGCTTCCGGCGTCACCAGCTCGCGCCCGCGGCCTTCGCCGATCAGCGCCAGCGTGGGGGAGTCGATGACCGCGCCGCGTGCCAGCGGCGGAATGTGCGGGAACCCGAACGACTGTCCGCCGGCCGTGCCGCCGCCGATCTTCCCGACCCCTGGCAGCTTCGTGTCCAGCGTCGGAATGCTGATCTTCGGAACCCGGATGACGGACGAATTCCACGACGCGATGAACGAATTGATAGGTCCCTTCAGCGCGTTTGCGATGGACGATCCGGCGCTGCGGAACTTCGCCACCTGCCGGTCCAGCCATTCGATCACGCCGCTAATCGCGGACCGGATCGCGGACGCGGCGCTGTGCGCGGCGTCGCCTATCGCGCCGAACGCGCTGCTGATCCGCGACAGGTAGCCGCCGATGGTCCCGGCGACGCCGGCCAGCCACGTCTTCAGGCCGTTCCACGCGGACTGGATGGCGGCGACCGCCGACCGTGCGCCGGCCGTGATCTGCGACCAGTAGCGCGCGATCAGCACGACCGCTAGACCGATCGGTCCCGCCAGGATCACGATGATGGTCCGCCAGTTCGCGGACAGCCACGCCAGGAATCCGCGGACGATGGACGTGACGGCGGACGCCAGCGACGTGAACGCGCCGACGATCTGCGACTTTGCGGACAGCGCGGCATTCTGGATCCCCAGCCACGCGGCCTTCAGCGCTGCCGTGATTTTGTCCCAGTTCCGCCACAGCAGCACGCCGACCGCGATCAGCGCGACGACGGCGGCGACGACCAGCAGGATGGTCACGCCGACGGGTGCCGTGACCAGCGCCATCACGGTCAGCGCGACGTTCAGGACGACGATGGCAGCGGCCAGGCCAGCGACCGCGATTACCAGCACCTTCAGCAGGCCCGGGTAGCGGCCCAGGAATCCCAGCAGACTGGTCATCACGCCCAGCACGGCCTGCGTGACCGGCAGCAGCGCCGTGCCGAACTGGGCGCTGACGTTCTCCGTTTCCGCGGCCACCTTCCGCTGCCGGTTCGCGACGCTATCCCCAGTCCGCGCGAAGTCCCCTTGCGCCTTCGCGGAGTCCTGCAGGATGACGCCGTAGCGCGCCTGCACCTTCTGCGCTTCGGTCAGGTTGGATCCGGTCTTCGCGATCCCGTTCGCGTAGGCGAACTGTTTCACTCGCGCGTCCGACAGCAGCACGCCGAACTTCCGTAGCGGTTCCGCTTCGCCGGCCAGGCCGGACTGCAGCTTCTGCAGCATCTCCGTCGGATCCTGGTCGTGGAAGCTGGCCATATCGCCGGCCAGCTGCACCATCGACCGGGACATAGTGCTGACGTCCTTCGATCCCAGCCCGACGGTCGCGAACATGTTCCCGTACGCGTTCGCGGCCTTCAGCGCTTCCGTGCGGGACAGGCCGGCGCTGTCGGCGGTCGTCTTCGACCAGTCCTGGACTTCCTTCGCGTGGTCGCCGAAGACCTGCGTGGACGCGCTCATCTGTTCGTTCAGCGCCGACGCCGCTTCGACCGACTTCCCAGCCGCGACGGCCATCACGCCCAGCGCCGCCGCTGCCGGGATGAACGCGCGCGACAGCGCCACCTTCGCCTTCGACCCGGACGCCGCCAGCTGCCCGACCCCCTTCTGCAGCTGGTCGGTCTTCGTGACGTATTCGACGATGACTTTCGCGTTCATCGGCTAGCGCTTCCTGGCGGCGCGGGCGGCTTCCTGCAGTTCGCGTTTCATGTACCGGACGAACGCGTCGAAGGTGGGCGCGTCCATCGCTTCGACGTCGGCGGGAGTCATCCGCCAGAACCGGCAGAACGCGGCGATTCCGTCGAGCTCCCGCCGGTAGTAGGGTCCGGCGTGGGTAGCGTGAACTCCAGCGCCACGTCGCCGCAGCGATCCCACGGGACCGCCTTCCCCTGCCGCCGCAACTCCAGCCAGACCATCGCCTGCATACGGTCTTCATCGTCGCCGTCTTCGCCCAGCAGGTCGGTCATCGTGCGGCCGGTTTCGGCCTTCAGCGCGCGCAGCTGATTCGGCGTGAACCGGATCCCCGCGGACGGGTCCACGCGCACCAGTTCGGGCAGCTGTTCGGGCATACGGACTACGTCGGCGTCGGCCATACCATCATTCCTATCTCGCGCTGCGCAGCGATGCCGTGGGCGGCTTCCAGCACGGGCTGCGCGGCGTGCGCGGTCGGGTACAGGTAGCGGCCGGAAGCGATGTACGGCCGGCCGTGTCCGCCGCCGAATTCGATCCAGCCGCCGTAGCGCAGGCTGCCGCCCATGCTGACGTCCACGACGCCGCTGCCGGCGTCGTCCGCGCTGACCGTGCCGGCCAGCGCGCCCGTGCGGCGCGGCACCCGGGCGCGGACGATGCCGGCGACGCCGTCCCCCACCTGCTGGGATGCGGCGTCGCCGGACCGGCCCAGCTTCGCGAACAGCCGTTCAGACCCGATGGCCAGTTCCCGGAAGCCGCGGACTTCGACGCGTGGCGGAACGTCCGCCACGGGTCATCCCTTCGTGCTGGTCGTCGCGGCGGCGGCGGCGGCGGTCGTGGTCGGCGGAATGACGATCTTCTGCGGCGCGCCGACGACCGACCATTCCAGGTCGATGGTCGATTCCGCGCCCGCGTCGCCATTGATCGGGCTGTACGGCTGCGGGATCAGCTGGCCGGTCCAGCCCGGGTTCGTGTCGCTGATCGGCTGGTCGCTGTACGGCGTCAGCAGGAAGTCCACCGGCACGCCGCCGTCCACGGCGGCGCTCAGAATGTCTTCCGTCGCGCCGACGTCGAACGACTGATACAGCGTCGCGACCAGCGACCACTTCACGCTGCCCGGGTAGTCGGATTCGCCGCACATCGTGGTCAGCGTGACCACGGAAACGTCCGGGTTCAGTTCGATGTGATTCAGGACGCACTTCAGCGACTGATCCGCGATGGTCAGGTCGGCGTTATCCAGAATCAGCGGCTTCGGAATGGGCATCCCTACTCCCCTTCGGTCGTGACGTGAACCGCGTACGTGACGCGGCTGGCCAGGTAGTCGATGTTCGCGAACGGATAGGCCCGTGGCGCGCTCACGGTCGCCTGTCCCCAGCTGTAGCCGTCGGCGGTCATCCGCTGCACGACGTGCGCGACCAGGCCTTCCAGCACGCTGACGCCTTCGCCGGGTTCCAGCCGGCCGGCCCAGCAGTAGACGACTAGCCGCGCCACGAACCGGCAGGTGCCGGACGGTTCCAGCCACGGGTCGTCCCAGCCGACCATCAGCACGGGTGGACTGATCGCATCGACCAGGTTCACCAGCACGTCCGGGTCAGTGGGCAGGACGGGCGCGAGCGCCGCTGCGCAGCGCTCGCGCGCGTCCGTAATCGTGAGCGTTCCGGCGGGTGCCTGGGCGCTCACGCGATCCCCCACTGATGCTTCAGCGGCGTGAGCGTGAACGCGTGCCGATTGAAGCCGTCGCGGGGTGCCTGCAGCGCGCCGGACTGGTCGAAGCCGATGACGCCGAACGCGGCATCGTTCGCCTTCCACCACTCCACGGCGCGCAGCAGGTTGACCCGGTTGGCCAGGGGATCGCCCGGGGGGATCGGGTCGTCAGGAAGCCGGTCGCAGTCGTGGTCGATTTCCGCCGCAGCTGCGTCCAGACAGGCCTGGAGCTGGGCGGTCTGATCGGTCGTCAGCGTGCGCTGGATGCGCAGCGCTGCGGCCAGTTCGTCCACGGTCGCGTACGCCACCGGGATTCCTACTTCGTGGACTTCGACGCGGCGGACGTGGCCACGACGGGCGGGGTCAGCTGCACGAACGCGGCGGGCAGCGCCGCGACGGACGCGAACGCGCCGATGACGCCGACCTCCAGACCGCCGATGGACGGTTCTACGGCGCGCATCTCCACGGGCGCTCCCGGCGTTT